ATTCGCGTGTGATGGCAGTCAAGGGTGTGCCTCGCGGCGCAGCCTTGATCGGCACGCCGACTGCCATCGATGTCTCGCAGGGCGGCAAGAAGCTGCGCCGTGGCATCAAGGTGTACACGGTGGCAGTCAGCATCGCCAAGCTGGAGTTCTACAACAACCTGCGCAAGAGCGCTGATATCGGCGAGGACGGTTTGACCACAGTGTTTCCAGCCGGGTTCGTCCATCTGCCCAAGATCGACGCCGAGTTCATCCAGCAGCTCTGCGCCGAGCAACTGATCACCCGCCGCGACAGGAATGGCTTTCCGGTGCGGGAGTGGCAGAAGGTGCGCGAGCGCAACGAAGCGCTGGACTGCTACGTGTATGCCCGTGCTGCTGCTGCGGCCGCAGGGCTCGACCGCTTCGAGGAACGCCACTGGCGCGAACTGGAGCGGCAACTGGGGCTGCCGCCGCCCGGCGAGCCCGAGTCGCTAATCGAACGACCTTCCGAGGCCACCCCCAGCGGTGGCCTCCGTGTTTCTGCAACCCGTAACCCCGGCCGGCGCGTGATCAAAAGCCGCTGGCTGTCCTGAGCCTTCAAGGAGAGCCCATGAGTCTGGCCACCCGCATCGAAAGCCTCGTCCTCCGCGTCGCGCAGGAGTTCAACGACGTCCGCGCGAAGGCCGGGAACCTCGCCCACCTCACCACCACCGACAAGTCGAGCCTGGTGGCGGCCATCAACGAACTGAAGGCCGCGGTGGTGGCCTCGGGCGCGATCGACGACACCCAGGTCGCCACCACCAGCACCTACTCGTCGAGCAAGATCGTCACGCTGCTCGACACGCTCAAGGCCGAGATCCTGGGCGGGGCCGATGCCGCCTACGACACGCTGCTGGAGATCCAGCAGCTGCTGCAGGACGGCACCAGCGGCCTGGACGCCTTGCTCACTGCGGTGAACCACCGCGTGCGCTTCGACGCGGCGCAGACCCTCACCGCCGCTGAAGCCGCCCAGGCGCGCAGCAACATCGGCGCCGTGGCCGCGGCCGACGTGGGCGACACCGACACCGACTTCGTCGCGATCTTCGAAGGGGCCCTGGTCTGATGAGTCTGGCCTCGCGCATCGGCGCCTTGGCCGGCCGCATCGGGCGGGAGGTCAAGGTCAAGGTCGGCGCCGACCACCCGGGTCTGGCGCGCGCCTGGGTGTGCTTCGGGTTTGTGGGCAACCAGGTCGTCGTGCGCGCTGCGCACAACGTCGCCTCGGTCACGCGGCTCGCCCCAGGGCGCTACCGCGTGAGCTTCGCCAGCCCGCTGCCGGACGCGAACTACTGCTGGGTGGGCGTGGCCCGCAGCAATACCAACACCGGCACGCAGCGGCTGCTGATCGTGCGCTCGACCGCCGACGAGAAGACGCCGACGCACGTCGATGTGGGCTGCGCGACCACCGCGGCGTCGTTCGCCGACTCCCCCGAGATCGACCTCGTGGTCTACCGCTGATGGCCTACACCCAAGCCGACCTCGAGGCCCTGCAAGCCGCGCTCGCCAAGGGCGAGAAGCGCGTGAGCTTCGGCGACAAGACGGTCGAGTACCGCTCGATCGAGGAGTTGCAAGCCGCCATCCGGGCGGTCAAGCGTGACCTGCACGAACAGGCCGTGGCCACGGGGCTGTGGCCCAGCGCGCCGCGGCAGATCCGGATTCATACCCGCAAAGCGACCTGAGGGTTCATCATGCGTGAGACGACGCAAAGCGCGCTCGACTGGCGCCGCTATCCCAACTTTCGTCCCGAGGAGTTTCGCTGCCGGCACACTGGGCGGCTGCGCATGGATCCGGGGTTTATGGAGCGGCTGCAGCGGCTGCGCAGCGCCTATGGCCGCTCGATGGTGATCACCAGCGGTTACCGCGATCCGACCCACCCGGCCGAGGCGGCCAAGACGAGCAGCGGCGCCCACACCCTGGGGCGGGCCTGCGACGTGGCCGTGCACGGTCGCGATGCCCTCGATCTCGTCGTGCTCGCGGTGGCCCACGGCTTTACCGGCATCGGGGTGCAGCAGCGGGGACTGCGGCGTTTCATCCATCTGGACGACTTGGACGCCACGACGGACCGTCCGCGTCCGACCCTGTGGAGCTACGCGTGAGCTGGTGGAGCGGTCTCAAGCGCCGGCTGCTCGGCACGAGCCCCACCTACGACGGCGTGGGCGGCGGCCGTAGGGCCGTCGCCTGGCAGGTCGGCAATCCCGGGGCGGTCGCGGCGCTGGCTTTCACGCAGAACGAACTGCGCGCCAAGAGCCGCGATCTCGCCCGGCGCAACGCCTGGGCGGCCGCGGGCATCGAGGCCTTCGTGGCCAATGCCATCGGCACCGGCATCAAGCCGCAGAGCATGGTCGAGGACGCCGCGGTACGCGAGGCCATCCACGCGTTATGGTGGGACTGGGTGGAGGAGGCCGACGCCGCAGGACTCACCGACTTCTACGGCCTGCAGGCGCTGGCCTGCCGCGCGATGCTCGAAGGCGGCGAGGCGCTGGTGCGCCTGCGCTGGCGCCGCCCGGAGGACGGTCTGCCGGTGGGCCTGCAGCTGCAGGTGCTGGAGCCCGAACACCTGCCGACGACGCTCAACCGCGACCTGCCCTCGGGTCACGTCATCCGCGCCGGCATCGAGTTCGACCGGCTCGGGCGGCGCGTGGCCTACCACCTCACCCGCTCGCACCCTGGGGATGGAAGCCTGGCGCCGATGTCGGGCACGGGTACCTCCGCGGGAGGTCTCGACACCGTGCGCGTGGGTGCCTCCGAGGTCATCCACCTGTTCCGCCCGCTGCGCCCGGGGCAGATCCGCGGCGAGCCATGGCTCGCGCGGGCGCTGGTGAAGCTGCACGAGCTCGACCAGTACGACGATGCGGAGCTCGTCCGCAAAAAGACCGCGGCGATGTTCGCCGGCTTCATCACCCGGCTCGCCCCCGAGGACACCCTGATGGGCGAAGGGCTGCCGGACGCGCAGGGCGCGGCGCTCGCCGGGCTGGAACCCGGCACCTTGCAGATCCTGGAGCCCGGCGAGGACATCAAGTTCTCGGCCCCCGCCGATGTCGGCAGTTCCTACGCCGAGTTCATGCGCCAGCAGTTCCGGGCCGTGGCCGCCGCCATGGGCATCACCTACGAGATGCTCACCGGTGATCTCACCCAGGTGAACTACTCCAGCATCCGCGCGGGATTGCTCGAGTTCCGCCGCCGTTGCGAGGCCCTCCAGCACGGGGTGATCGTGCACCAGCTGTGCCGCCCGGTGTGGCGGGCCTGGATGGAGCAGGCCGTGCTCGAAGGGGCGCTGAGCCTGCCCGGCTACGCCCGCCGCCGGCGCGCGTACCAGGCCGCCAAGTGGATCCCGCAGGGCTGGCAGTGGGTCGATCCACTCAAGGAGTTCAACGCGCTCAAGCTCGCGATCCGCGCAGGGCTGATGAGCCGCTCGGAGGCGATCTCGGCCTACGGCTACGACGCCGAGGACATCGACCGCGAGATCGCGGCGGACAACGCCCGCGCCGATGAACTGGGGCTGGTCTTCGACTCGGATCCGCGGCACGACCAAGCATCGAGGCCGGTGCCGACACCTGCGCCCGACACCGAACTCCAGGACTGACACCGATGCTGCCCCATCTCGCCTCCCGGCTCTTTGGCACGCCCTTGCTCGTCCAGCGCGCCAAGCTCGACGTGATCCTCGCGGTGCTCTCCGAGCGCCTGCATCTGGCCGCGCCGGACGTCGCACTCGCGCCGCCGCTGCCGAGGGCCCCGAACCCTTCGGCGTTTCCGTCAAGCTCGATCGCGGTCCTGCCGATCCACGGCACCCTGGTCAAGCGCACGCTGGGGCTGGAGGCGGCCTCGGGGTTGACCAGCTACGCCGAGATCGGCGCGCGGCTGGAGGCAGCCCTTGGCGACCCGATGGTCGCCGGCATCGTGCTCGACATCGACTCGCCCGGCGGTGAGACCGGCGGGTGCTTCGAGCTCGCACGCCGCGTGCGCGAGGCGGCGGCCGTGAAGCCCGTCTGGGCGGTGGCCAACGACGCCGCCTTCTCCGCGGCCTACGCCATCGGCTGCGCCGCCGAGCGGCTCTTCGTCACCGAGACCGGCGGCGTGGGCTCGATCGGGGTGATCGCGCTGCACGTCGACCAGTCGGTCAAGGACGCCCAAGACGGCTACCGCTACACCGCGGTCACCGCGGGCGAACGCAAGAACGACTACTCGCCGCACGAGCCGCTTCACGATGCCGCCCGCGCGGCGCTGCAGGCCGAGGTGGACCGGCTGCACGCGCTCTTCGTCGCGCACGTGGCGGCGATGCGTGGCCTGCCCGAGGACGCGGTGCGCGCGACCGAGGCCGCGCTCTTCTTCGGCCCGCAGGCCATGGACGCGGGCCTGGCCGATGGCCTGGCCACGCTGCCTGCGGTGCTGGCCGAACTCGACCGACAGCTTGCCACCCCGCGGCGTTTGCCTTCCCCGCCGCGCCAGAGACCGACCGGGAAGGCGAACACCTTGCGAGGAACCCCCGCGATGACCGACACCCCCACCCATTCCCCAACTCACCCACCAGCCCACACCCCAGCCGATGCTTCATTCGACAACACATTCGAGAACGCGCCCGAGCACGTCCTCGAGGCGCTCGGCCCGGACACCGTCGCAGCGCTGGCCGCTGAGGCCCGCCGCGAAGCGGCGCAGTCCGCGAAAGTGATCGCGGAACTGTGCCTGATCGCCGGCTGCCCCGAGCGCGCCGCCGAGTTCATCGCCGCCGGCCGCACCGAAGCCGAGGTGCGCCGCGCCCTGATCGAGGCGCGCGCCGCCCACAGCATGGAGTCGGCCGTGCGCTCGACCCACGCGCCCCAGGACTGGGCCGCCCCCGGCGCCGATC